CTTGATCTCGCCTATAAGATCCGAAATTGTGTTCATTTACTTTTTCTTAGCTTGGCTGAGTCCTCCTTGTGGTTTTGAGCCGTTGGATTGGCCTTTAGGTTGCATGCTGCTGCCATCAAGCTTCTCGCCCATTGCGATACGCTTATGTTGTGGCACGTTAATGCTCTTTTGTTCTTGATCACTGGTAGCCATATGGGCCTCCTTGTTTGCTAGTTAAAGTAAGTGCAGTTTTGGTCTGCTCGTTTTGCAACTTGACAGCATCTCTGGTCAAGCGTGCAGATTCGATACGCTCTTTGGTTTCGTTGTCGCCTTGAGCAATAGCCATCTTGAGTTGCAATTCTTCTTGGGCAAGCGCCATATCGTCTTGATGCTTTTGCATTTCGAGCTGGATATCCGCTTGATCCTTTTGTGCGCGGCGCTGGGTTTCCGCCATGCTGGTCTCCATCAGGACTTGTGCCTCTGGAGTCATTGGGGGCTTGGGTTGGAACTGCTGCATCTGCTGCATCATCTGTTGGATGATCGGCATGATCTGCTGGAAGGTCTGTACGCTGTCTTGATTGACGTGCTGACCAGCTAAAGCAAACAGCTTATCAATCTTGGGGGTAACGTCTTCCACGTCGTAGTCTGTAACAGGCTTGCCAAGGGACTTGTTCACGTAACCATTCATGCGGTTGAGATACCACAAGGTCAAGTGCTGCTTGATGTGCTCCATCACTTGGGGGATGAATGCAGGGGCAATCATTGGGTTTGCGCCAAGGATTGGATCTTTAGCAAAGTCCAAGTGGCTTTGGATGTGGGCAAGGTGATCTTGCTCTATGTAAGCAAAGGCAGGTTGTCCAATCGACATGGCCACGTTCTCATTGGCAGAATCCCGCTTCTCAGCATCAGGAACGTTCAGCATCAACTCATTGACGCCTGGTACCTTGATCTGCTTCAAGAATCTTTCCACCACAGACTTGCGGTCAAACAGGTCGGGGTGCTTCTCCATAACCTGCATGACGGCCTGTATTTGGGCCATACGCTGCGTTTCAGAGAAGATGTGGGGGTCAGACACAGGAACCACGTCTGTGTTACGCATGAAGTCTTCACGGGTGATTTCTAGGTCTTCAACCACGTCACCCTTTTGCATGTCGTCCAAGTACCAGCGGTTCAGCCTAGCAAGAACCTTGAGCACACGGCTTTGGCTTGCGTGGAGTCGGGCGTGGATGGCGGAGAACACAGCAGCACCCTGCTCAATCAAGGCTTGGGTAGTTCCGACAGGAGCTTGTGAATTTACGTCAGCAATCTTCTCTTCCGCGGTAGTAATCACTCCCTTAGCGGCTTTTTCCAAGAATCCCATCAATTGGAACAATACGGGGCTAGGCGCATTAAAGGGCAGCGGCATGGCAATCTTGCGGACGTCATCCACGCCAGGCGCACCTTCAATCTCCACTACTTGGGTGACCTCAACTTGTTGGCTCTGCCCGCTGATCTTGCCGCCTTTGAGCTTCAGCATGGTTGGGGCGTTGTTGATGTGGGCTGAATCTAATAAAGCCCTCAGAGAGCCTGTAAGGGCTGCTGCCAAGCCTCCAATGAGGTGAGGCAATCCAACAGCATACGCTCCACGCCATGGAATGAATTTGAATTCAATCAGCCAATCCAGCTTGGACATGGTGTCATCACCATCTTCCCAGTTGCGGTACAGGCCAATGACTTTGCTCTCAATGTCGTCAATCATCAAGATGTAGGGCGCAGACTCTCCCTTGGTGTAGGAGTCATCTTCCAGCTCAAGCCATGTATATACGTGGTATATACGCCTTACGCCGTCTTCATTCTCGTCAATCTTCTTACCTTCAATCTTGTCGGTAGCTTTCTCGGAGCGGGTTTGTTCCGGCTCCATAGTGGCACGGATGTAACTTGTGTCACGATACAGACCTGAACTGATGCGGCGTTTAAATTCCCAATCCGTGATGTCCATCACCTCGGTGACGCGCTGGGCTGTGTAAAAATTTGCGGCGGAAAATGGGAGCAAGATGTTGTCGATAGGAACAAACTCAGCGCAGGGACGCTTCTTGTTCTCGTCATACCAGATCTTCATGAATTGAGATCCACCCAATGGGAGTTGAGTCAGTAGCTGCTCTTGCTCATCACGGAACTCTTCAATCTGCTCGGTAAGTTGCCAGTTCATGAAGTCACGCTTACGCTCGGCAACCTCAGTCTTCTCCTTGTCCACGTCACCCAAAATCTTGGTGCGGGTTGGGCCATCTGGTGGGAACAGCTCTTTAATAGCGCGAGCAGCAAAGTCTACGCAAGCTTCAGCCATTACGGGGTGGACTACCTTAGAAGCGCCCATGAAGTTAGCGCCGCCTGGTGCATCATTGCCCATACCTGTGCGGCGGATGCCTTCTTCGTATTGCTTGTCGCGCTGTGAGCGGGCTTCTTTATCTTTGTCGATTAAGCCAAGATAGCGCAGGGAGATCTTGTCCAGCTCCCAAGGGTCTATGTCTTCAGCAAGGTTTGAGTAGAAGTCTTCGTCTTCGTCAGGGCCTTTGAAGTTATCCATAGTGACCACAGCAGAGCCATCAGGTAGTTCTTCTATGCTGGATTCTTCTAGGTCTAGATCCACCTCCATGCCTTGATCTTCAGGTGCGGGTGGTTCATTTCGACCAAACTCTGGGTCGATGGGGAATTCTGTTGCCATTATTTACTTCCTTCTAAACTTCGCGTCGTTCACGGCCATATACATTGCGTCTAGGTTAACACTTCCGCCTCTAGCTTTGGTTATATCGGCTTCGTTGATGTCGTAAGTGCCACGGTTGCCAATGGCGGACTTGATTTTGTTTGGCTCAAACATGATGATTTCTTGCTCACCACCGCGGTTGCCGTAAGGGTCTGCATGGATGATGCTGTCGTAGCCACCCTTTTTCAACTCTTCAATTGTTTTTGGGGAGAGCAGATCAGGGAATTCACGGCTTCCGTCAGCGTAGACCTCTCTTGCCCATTCAATTGCTAACTTGTCGTCAAGCATTAAAGGAGACCTTGCCTGAACGTATACGGGCATGACATTGGTTCCTTCTCTAAACTCCTGTGAGCGACTGCTTATATTGTGAGCGGCAGGTTGTTTTGTGGCATTGGGTGTCAGCCAAATTGCTGGGCCACTGATTGTTGGGTCATCGCCGCCGGGCTTAAATTCGGAAAAATTCTTGGGTGTTGCATGGTAAAGACGATCCCTAATCCTGCTGTTACCAAGAAACTTTTGCAAGTTTTCTTCACGCTCTTCCGCGGGCAAAGATTCTTGTGGGTACTTAAAGGTTTGCTTTTGAGGGACATTCTGCAACCCTTGGGTTCCCTCTGGGTAGTTAATAGCTTTCCATTGCTCAAAAGATAGAGGTTTCTGCTTCTTAGTCTGCCCTTTTACTGCTTCGTTGTATTGGGGCTTTAAAGCTTCATCAGCGGCATTCTTTGCAGCCATTTCTGCTTTTATTTTGGCAAGCTTCTCTAGTTCTGCAATTGCAATGGGGGATTTTGTGGCGGCCCCAACGGGAAGCCCTTTAGTGGCTTGGGCAAAGGGAGCAACAGCCATGATGGCATTTAGTACGTCATCCCTTAATTTAAGGGTCTGACCGGAGCCAGTAGTTAAAGGTTCGCCATAACCAATACGCTCTAGTGCGCTGGCAATATCGGGAATGCCAACAAATTGGCTTAGCATTTGGCCAGGCGGATTATCGTATCCAAATGGCTTAGAAACAAAGCTATGCAATCCCTGCAATGCTCCCGCGACTCCAGCAGCCTGTTTATTCTTAACTGGAGTGGCTTTCATTTCATCAGCCATAATGAACCTCAGTGTGTTTGTAGTACGCCGTTCTGGCGTTTGACACAAGCATCCAAGTCGTCTTGAATCAGCTTGATAATCTCTTCCGTCACGCGCAACACATACACATTTTGGTCATTCCCAATTGGCTCTTTGTAGAAGCGAAGTACAAATTCGTCAGCAACATTTAGTTCAATAAAGTTTTTCATGGGATTTTAACCTTTCAGGACTACATCATACTCTTTAAGTAAAGGTTTGGCTAGTCAAACCAAGCCATTAGATTCTTTGATGTATTGGGGAATTTCTCGGTATCCACGACATCCCGAAAGGAAGTGGGCTACTTGGTCAGGTATCTCTTTACCCACATAAGGTAACTCGGAGCACCATTTAGTCAACAGTTGTTGTTGGCCTTTGGTAAGTCCTTTGTCATCGCTTATCTCGTCTAACCATTCTCTTGTGATTCTCATTACTGACCCATGGTGAATGTTGGAGCAAAGCACAGCCTTACCGTAATTAAATACTGGTTCGCTCTGTGCTTTAGATGTTTGACCCACGGAGCCATGCCATCGCAATACACTATCCCAGACTATTCTCAACCACCGCGCTCTAGGAATTCGCCCACGCTCCCTGCTCTGGCTCGCTCGTGTAACAGGGTATCTCAGCACCAACCATCGACGTACCGCATTGGGCTGTCCAAAAGCAAAAACCCCGCAAAATGCTCTGTGGTCTTGGCTCTTGGCGAGAGCAACAACAAGACGATTGACGTTACTCAAAAGACTCGCTTGCTGTACGACAAGACCACACAGAACTCTACGGGGTTTTTCTCAAGTAACGTCAACGCCTAGTTGCCACACTAGACAACGCCATTGTACATCGGTGTTGATTGTGGGTCAATCCCCACAGAAACATGGAATGGTTTCATCATTTCCAATGAAATCTTTTTGATCAGCCGCAAATTGCATCATCTGCTCATAGCTTGGCCTATCTTTTCTGAAGCGCGCACCGCTAGGCTTGCTTGCCAAGGCCAAGGCCAAGGCCTCCATTTTCGCCCACCAAACTGCTCTGCTAGGCTTTTCTGCGATCAGGCTCATGGTTTGACTGTGACCCTTAAGAAAGCATAAATCACAGTTGCCGTGATAGGTTACCCCATTAAAGTTTGGTAAGCCAAGGTCAAAGGGTTGACTTCTCCAAAATTCACCAACCATTTCTTTTGATACGCCAGCAGAGACTAAAGGCGTTCTATCTCTAGGAATCTTTGCGGCACGTCTTGGTTCGTCTGCACGAATGCCCACCCAGCTCATGTATTCCCCTCGACTTCTGTTTTCACACAATCCAATTGAAAACAAATAGTTGGCAATCGTTCTAATTTTTAATTCAATCGTGCAGAATCTTGTCACAGGATTGGGCAAGTATTGCTTCTTCCTGATAACAGCCTCAAACGGCTCACCATCACGACTAGCTGTCTCATAGCTCACAATCTTGAATCTGTCTTTGGTTTCTTCTGCGTATTGATATTCAAGCCAAGTAATCGGCACTCCCCAATTTACAGAGCAGTCATTGACAAACTTCAGGGTGGCTTCATCCTCTTTGCCTGTGTTGGCAAAGCAGACAACAGCCTCTTTAGGCAAGCCGCCGTTAGCCTCCAGCACCCTCCAAAGCATGTATGCACTTGTCCGCCCGCCGCTGAAAGAGATGCAGGTGGGTTCGTCAATGATGAATGGGTTCATTTAATCTTCCGTTAAACAAGCCCCAACTATACAACAAATTCCGTGTCCAACTGGCTATCTATCCATGCTGACAGGCTCTCGCATAGTCTCTCAATAGCTTCCTCACCATTGATAGGATCGTTGAGCAGCTCTCTCAATGCTCTGTGGTCAGCCACTATCTCAAACCTGCCATCACATAAGTGAGTGGTCACTATCTCGTCATACTGCATAGGGGTTCTCTTTTCGTTTAGCCATTCCGCTGTCATAGTAATCTTCTTCGTCATAAGCCTCTGGGGCTGGGCCATCAATGTCAATCCATCCAGCATCACGCAAAAAGCGCAGGGCTTGGGATGTCGAATCCACAAAGTCATCATGGGTTGTATCAGGAAACGCACAGAGCTGGCTCAGTAACGGTTCTACCCAATCTTTCACGTACCGTGGACGCTGCGTGCTCTCAGGCATCCAGACTCTGCCTCTAGCGAACAGGGAGGATATGACGTTCAGTCGCTGCATCTTGTCAGCACGACCAGGGTTATACGCCCTTACAGGCAGATGCGCTCTCTGCAAGTCTTGAATCAGGCTGATACCTGCTGACTTGTCCTCGATCAAGATCAAGTCCACCCTCTTACGATCTCGCCCCTCTCCATACACCACCTCATACTCATCCAAGACCTTTGGGCGCAGATCAGGGTACTGTAGCCTGTCCTGCCAGCAGTCGATCAATAAAACGCTCATAGGGCCGTCTAGAGGCTTGAATACGCCCCATGTGGATGCCGCAGTAGGATCGTTAACCGTCTTCTCGCTGGTGGCTACGTCATAGCTCTGCAAGATGTACTCAAACTTGGGGAATTCTTTGGTGGTTGGCCACAACCGGATCATGTCTCGCTTGATGATGCCAGACTCTTCAGGGTCGATGATCTCAGCATGGATCTCCTGCCGACCTAGCTTAGTGCCCTCGTACTGGAGGATCTGCTTCTGAAAGCTTGGCGCAAGGTTGGCTAGATTGGTGTAGGTAGAAGCTGTAGTGACGCAGACATCGTCCCCATCTCTGCCCACAAGGTCTACGATCAGGTCTTTGGGTCGGGGCGTGGTTGTGCATAGTATGCGCGTCTTCTTGCCTAGACGCACGGAGAATTGGATCTGATCCCAAGCATCTTGCAGGTAGTCCCAAGCGGCAAGCTCATCGCACCAAGCGCCGTGCCATTGTCCACCACGGAATCGCTCAGGTTCAGATGCGGGGATGCCTTTAATGAGTGAGCCGTTCACCAGCTTGATCTCGTGGTAGCTCTTGTTGTAGTCTGCTATCAGCTCTTTGGGAATGACGTTGAGCAGTCCTGAGTCGCCTTCATAGGCAGTCGCCCTTACGTCTGAGCTTGTGGGTGCAGCTACGAGCCAGCGGCTATTAGGTTGTTTCCATGCCCACCATCCAATTTGCTCAGCGGCCGCCCGAGTCTTGCCGGATCCACGACCCGCAAGAAGTAAGGCAATTTGCCACCAATCCCCATGTGGCAGGATCTGATGCTGGTGAGCCTGAGTCAACCACCTCATCCTCCATGCGCTTGCTATTTGCTCTTCTGTACTAAGCGTGGCAAACGCACTTTGGAACTTGGGGTCTTTCAGCGTCTCAATCAGTTGTTCCTGCATTCTGTCGGATGAGTTCGATGTTGTCTATCAGCGCGGAGATAAGCCCCTGAGCCTCTACCTTCACCTCTACGGGGTTCTCTTTATCCCCACTGAGCTTGACGTTCTCTCTCCAGCTATCAGGGAAGCGTGCAGCCATTGATCTGCCATACAGTGATGCGTTGATGTTGCCGCTATCCTTAGTCCCCACGAGGTAGGTTTGGCCCTGATCTTCCCACCACATTTGTGAGTGAGTGTTCGCTAACTCTAAGGCGTGACAAAACTCTTCGTGCTCATCACGTAGTCTGCACAGTGTTCTGTAAGAAATGCCTAAGCTTCCCGCTATGTAGTGGAAGCTCTTACCCTGCTTACCTAGCTCTATAGCTATGTCGCAGAATGATGGGTCGTACTTTGTGGGTCTGCCACCTAAGTTAGTGGTTACTTCTTTTGGCTTGGCCATATGCTTTCAATGACTCCTTTGCGCTGATTTTAACCTACATTGTGTTTACTGGATAGCTTTTTATCGCCTCTGTTGGACAACTTCCACTGTGTGTTGGCCCAGCTACCCTTACTCCTTGATTCGTCTAAAGCCTTGCTAGATCTCTGTGAAGTAATGGCGGATTTCTTGAGTTCCGGGGTGATTTGGCTTGGGCCTTTCCAATCGAATGCGCTCATTGTAACTTTCTCGTCTTAAAATGTGGTTAACTTTGGGGACATTATGACAACAATCATTGCCGATTTAAAGCTGGGTCTGATGGTA